ATCAAGAAGTGGTTCAGACAAAATAGATGATGGAGGTTTAGAAAATACTATTGATATTAACGCAGACAAATCAAGAACACTTATTAGTGATGGTACTTCCACTTGGTATGTCGTAACATCTACAGGAGCATGATAAAGAAAAGAAGAAAATACACTCATAGTAGAACAAGTCCAAAAAACAGTAAAAGAGGGTGCTTATGTCCAGATGGTAAAACCTACTCATCAAAATGTTGTGATGGGAGTCTACAGGCACAAGGCATTGGTAACATCACTGGAGATGGCACATAAAAATGCAACAGACATATTTTAAACCGTTAATTATATAAATTTTAGTAAAATGAGCAAATCAACCGAAATTCTTAATGAGATTTTACAGAAGCTCTCTTTACTTACAAAAGAGGATGAATTAGCCCAAGGCATCGAAAATACTGAGGTTGTGGCTGAGGAATTATCTAGCGAAGTAGAGGAAGCTCCTGCTGTTGAGGAAGAAGCTACTGAAGAAGAGGTATCTGAGGCATTGTCCGAAGAGCCTGTAGAAGCAGAAGAAGAAACTCAACTAATGGAAGGGTATGTGAAGCAAGAAGACTTTGATTCAAAAATTGCAGCTATGGAAGCCAAAATGGCTGAGATGGCGAAAATGATTGATGACGAGATGGGTTCTTACAAGAGAGAGAAAGAGATGATGTCTGCACAGATTGAAAAACTTTCTGCTGAACCTGCTGCTGAAGCAATCGAGCACACACCCGAAGCTGCTACCGAAAAGAAACCAGTCTATAACTACGGTATGCAGAGATCACAAAACACTTTAGACAGAGTATTTAACCGACTAACTAATAAATAAAAATGGCAACTACTACTTCAATTACCACAACTTACGCTGGTGAATTTGCTGGGCAATATGTCGCAGCAGCTTTGCTAGAAGCTAATACACTCGCTCAAGGAGGTATTACTGTAAAACCAAACGTAAAGTTCAAAGAAGTCTTAAAGAAAGTATCTGTTGACGATATCGTTAAAGATGCTACTTGTGACTTTGACCCAACTTCTACGATTACTTTAACTGAGAAAATTCTTCAGCCAGAAGAGCAGCAAGTAAACTTACAAATCTGTAAGAAAGACTTTGCTTCTGACTGGGAGGCTATCCAAATGGGATACTCAGCTTATCACAATGTACCACCTAGCTTTGCTGACTTTATCTTAGGTCACGTTGCTGCTAAAGTAGCAGAGCGTACTGAAAGATCAATCTGGGCTGGAGACACTGCAACTAACGGACAGTTCAACGGGTTCACTAAATTAGTATCTACTGACGCTGACCTTCCTGCTGCACAAGAAATTGCTGGAACTACAGTAACTTCTTCTAACGTAATCGCTCAATTAGGAAGCATTGTTGATGCTATCCCTTCTAGCCTTTATGGAGCTGATGACCTTTACATCTATGTATCTCAAAACATTGCAAGAGCTTATGTTCGTGCATTAGGAGGATTTGCTTCTATCACACAACAAAATGCTGCTGCTGATGAGAACGTAGGAGTCGCTGGTATCGGTGCTAACGGTGTTGGCGGACAAGGTACTATGTGGTGGCAAGGTGGAGGACTTAGCTTTGATGGTGTAAAACTATTCGTAGCTAATGGACTCGCTGATAACGATGCTATTGCAACTACCAAGTCTAACTTATTCTTTGGAACTGGTCTAATCTCTGACCACAACGAAGTTAAGTTATTAGACATGGCTGACCTTGATGGTTCACAAAACGCAAGAATCGTTATGCGATTTACTGCTGGTGTACAGCTTGCTTCTATTGAAGACGTTGTTACTTACGGTATCGCTAACTCTGCTAACTAATAATAACTAACCAGAAATAATGGGTGGGTACGGCATAGACCTACCTGCCCTTTTTTCATAAAACTAGAAAAATATGGCTTGTGCATTAACTCGTTCTAGAGCTGAAGCTTGTAAAGATGTAGTTGCTGGTATAAAGGAAGTATACTTTGCAGACTTTGGTGCTTTAGGAACTGTTACTCTCACTAATGACGAGATAACAAATATGACTGGATCTACTGGAGATATTACTTTACATAAGTATTTAGTTAAAGGTAACAACTCATTTGAAACCACTATCAACGCCTCTCGAGAGAATGGTACTGTATTCTATGAGCAAACCTTAAACATTACACTTAAGAAACTGACAAAAGAAGACCACAAAGAGCTAAAACTTTTGGCTGCGGCTCGTCCCCATGTAATTGTTGTTGACAAGAATGACAATGTATTTATGATGGGTCTTAAAGAAGGTGCTGATGTAACTGCTGGTACTGTATCTACTGGAAACGCTCTTGGCGATTTCAACGGATACAACCTAACATTTACAGCTCAAGAAACTTCACCTCCAAACTTCGTGTCTTCATCTGGACCAGATACTGCTGATTTCCCAGTAGATGGCATGGCAGGACTAGATGGAACAATTACTATTGGAACTCCTGTAGCAGTATAATAATTTTATACGCTTGTATAATTAAGGGTGGCTTTTTAGCTGCCCTTTTTTATATCATGAAACAAAATCGTACATTGCAGTTAATTAGTTATGCATGTACTAACAACATCAGATAGTAATCAGTCACTTAAAATTGTACCAAGGAAAGATGTTACTTCGCCAACATTCTCATTAACAGATAAGGTGAAAAGAACAACATCTACAGTTTCTGTAACAAAGACAGATGATGGTGATTATATGGTTTTAACGGGTACTTTCTCACTAAAGGAAGGTAACCAATACACATTCCGGGTAAAGGATGGGTCTGAGGAAGTATACCGAGGACTTATATTCTGTACGGATCAAACAGACCTTGACAACTTCTTTGTGAATAAAGATGAATATGTTGAGGAAGACAGCTACGATAACGACTTTGTAATATTATAATGAAAGAGACAATTCACGTTCTTAACTTATCATCATACACAGCACCTCCAGTTGTGGAGAACCCTAGAAACGATTGGGTAGAGTATGGCGAAGACAATAACTACTTCCAGTATCTTATAGACCGATATAATGGTTCACCCACTAATAATGCTGCTGTAAACGGCATATCAGAAATGATTTACGGTAGAGGGCTAGAAGCAACTGATAGCGAAGAAAAGCCAGAGGCTTATGCCCAGATGCGAGAGCTATTTAGCAAGGACTGCATGAAAAAAGTATGCTACGACTATAAGATGATGGGTCAAGCTGCTGTGCAAGTAATTTACAGTAAGGATCATTCTCGTATTGTCCAGGTAAATCATATACCCGTAGAAACACTTAGAGCCGAGAAGGCAGAACTAGGTAAGGTACAAGGATACTACTATCACCCTAATTGGGACGAAATAAAGCGTGATGAGAAGCCTAAACGTATACCAGCATTCGGAACGTCTAAAGAGGGCTTAGAGATACTTTATATTCGCCCATACAAGGCAGGATTCTATTACTACTCACCAGTAGATTACCAAGGTGGTTTACAGTATGCAGAACTAGAGGAAGAGATAGCAAACTATCACCTCAACAATATACAAAATGGATTGCAGCCTAGCATGCTCATCAACTTCAATAATGGTACTCCTTCAAAAGAGATTCGTGACGAGATTGAAAGAAGCATCTATGAGAAGTTTTCTGGCACATCAAATGCGGGTAAATTCATCTTGGCGTTTAATGACAGTAAAGAATTATCTGCTACTATTGAGCCAGTAATTCTAAATGATGCTCACCAACAATACCAATTCCTTTCAGATGAGGCGATGAAGAAAGTCATGGTTTCCCATAGAATTGTATCACCAATGCTTGTAGGGATTAAAGATCAGACTGGCTTAGGTAACAACGCCCAGGAACTAGAGACTGCATCTTTACTCATGGATAATACAGTTGTTCGTCCAATGCAGGTAACTATTATTGACGAGCTACAAAAGATATTAGAGTATAACGAAATTGAACTCGATTTATACTTTATGACATTACAGCCACTAGAATTTACTGACCTTACTAACGCCATGACTGATGCTGAGGTAGAGAAGGAAACGGGTGTAAAGCCTGCACAGGTTGAACGTCAAGAGGATATTAACGAAGAAAATGAAGAATAATGGCAACAGCACTATTCATAAAAAGACAAGACTTAATTAAGAATACAGCCCTTAGTGGTAATGTAGATACAGATAAGTTTATTCATTTCATCAAATTAGCACAAGAAATACATATACGAAACTATTTAGGTAGCGATCTTTATGACAAAATCAGCAGTGACATTATTGCAAATTCACTATCCGGTGATTACCTTACACTTGTTAACGATTACATACAAGACATGCTTATTCATTATGCCATGGCGGAATACCTTCCATTCGCTGCTTATACAGTATCAAACGGTGGGGTTCATAAGCACTCTAGTGAAAATAGCCAGATTGCTAGTAAGAGTGAGATTGATCAGTTAATCGCCAAGGAAAGAGATTACGCTGATTACTATACTAATCGTTTTATAGATTACATGAGTTTTAACGCTCCTAGTAAGTTTCCAGAGTACTACAGTAATAACAATGAAGAAATATATCCGGATAAAGAAATAGGATTTAATGGATGGGTATTATAAAGAAGAGAAAGAAAGTAGGTCAATATAGACCAAAACAAAAGAACGAAACAAAACTTTCTAGTTATATAGGAAAGCAAAATAATGAGTTGGGGAAAAGTGTACGAGACAACAAACTTCGGTGAATTAGCGAGCTACATTCACTTAGGATTTAATAAGGCATTAACATCTACAATAAGTTTGTTTATAGATAACATAAATGTTTTAATAGACAGTATAACACATAATACAACGACTTAGAAGATAATATAAATAAATGGCTAACAATATAAATTGGGGTGAGATATACTGTAGTAGTTGGTTTGGCGATTCTGCCAACGAGCTATCTATAGACATTCCCTCTGAACCAGCCTGTATGAACTAACAAAATAGTAAATTTGCAATATGGCATCACAAAATTTAAATGTAGGAACAGCAGCTAATTCTAATAATGGGGATACGCTTAGGGAAGCATTCATTAAAGTAAAAAAGATGTTTGCCGAGGTGTACGGACAAACTTATTCAGAACAAGGTGATTTATCTGGAGTAACATTCGAGATTGATGAAGACCGAATAAAAGCTAGTAATTCTGCTGTAGATGGTTATGTATTGACATACAATTCTAGTACGGGTGGATTTACATGGAAAGAGGAATTTGATGGTGACATCACATCTATTGTAGCAGGAAATGGTTTAACTGGTACATCTTTAGAAACAGACGATGCTACTTTAAATGTTGTTGGTGGTACTGGTATAACAGTAAATGCTGATGATGTTCAGATTTCGGATAATGGCGTTGCTTATGCACAATTAGATGAAAGGTACACAGACGCAGTAGCTTTTACGGCTGCTACAGATTATGATGTTAATTTCAATTCGGGCACTGTATTTACAACTACTTCATCAATCGCCATGGATTTGAATTTCACTAATGAGGAGATTGGAGACGTTAAAACCATTATCGTTACTGATTCTGGAGGAACGTCTTCTCTTACTTTTGATACAGGAACAAATACAGTAACTACTCTAAATGGGACTTATGATGCAACAGCAGGAGCAGTAAATTTTATACAAGTAATCTGTACAGCATCAAATACATTTTTCGTAACAATATCACAGTAATATGAAAGCAAGAATAGAAGCAGGCAAGATTGTAAAATACTCAGAAATACCTCAAAAGTTTACAGCAAATTCAAAACTAATCGCAGGCGGTGGTAGAAACTTGCCTACTGAAAAGTTAGAAGAATATGGATTCTATGACGTTGTTGTGCCAGACTATGATCCAATAACCCAGGCAATTTACAACCTACACTTTGACGATAGTTTTGATGATGGTTTAGGTGGTACACGTTCTGTATTTACATACGATGTAAAAACTAAGACTATTTCAGAAACAGTTGCACAGTTAAAGACAAAAAGAATAAAAGAACTAAAGAAATTAGCATACGATAAATTACAGCCCACTGATTGGTATGCCATTCGCAAAGCAGAAAAAGATACAGCTATTCCTAGCGATATTCAAACTGAACGTGATGGCATAAGAAGCACAGTAGTTACAAAAGAAGCAGAAATAAATGCTCTAACTACTAAGGCAGCAATTTTAAAGTATGACATAAGTTTCTAGTATGGCGATTAACGAAAGACTTATAGACACAGAAGTAGCAGCCGCAGCTAATGGCGATGGTGCAGCTAGTGCAGAACAAGGTTTAATCCTACACCTAGATGCTAACGATGTAGATAGCTACGATGGGGATGGTGATATATGGTATGATATATCAAAACACGATGTAACAATTCCTTTGTCTGATAATTCTAGTAATTTAAAATGTCATCTAAATTTTAGCGATTCTACTTCTTATGGAGGCACAGGAACGACTGTTACAGACATAAGTGATGAGTCAAATGATTTTACATTCACAGGTATTACTGCATCTGATTTTGATAAAGACAACGGTGGTTATGTTGATTTGGATAATTCTGGTGACTATTTAGAAAGAAGCTCTACAACAAGCGGACATTTTGATGGAGATTATACTTTAGAACTATGGGTAAATCCTCACGAGAATAATAACTTTACTTATTTCTATTGTAAACAAAATGCATCTACTAATGGATTGTTAGTAGGTAATTTTGGAGGTGCAACAGGACAGCTAGAAGTTTACAGATATAGGGCGGGTACATCTGCATCTAGTGCAGATACTTTTACAGGTTCTGGAATTACCATAAATCAATGGAATCACGTTGTAATTGTTTTTAGCGGAAGTAATGGGTATCTTTATGTAAATGGAGAATTAAAAGATTCTAGTTCAATTTTTACTCAAACATATCCAGCCGATTTTACCAATATGAGAATAGGCGGTGGATATAGTACCGCTTATGACACAAATGGTGAGATAGGAGTATTTAGATTGTACGACAAAGCACTATCAGCATCAGAAGTAGGACAGAACTACCGACACGGCAGAGATTATATTTATACTGATTTAGTAGATGATACAAATTTAGGAGTACATTTAGATGCAGGTAATACCGATTCTTACGACCCTAGTTCAGATGGTTCTACTTGGAGCGATTTAACCACTAGCA